ATATCTACCACAAGAACCCCATCCTTGAAATTTGCACTAAATACCTTTAGGTAGTTCATCAAAGTCCATTGTCTTGTAAAAGCTCTTTGAGCAATGCCTTTATATACAAAGCTGTTAGTATTCTCTGTGTCATCAGTAGAATTTCCAGTAACAGTTAGAGTGTTGTCTTTTACCTCAACCTCCAAATCTGTCTTTGCAAATCCAGCCAATGCCATCTCTAGTTGATACTTATTGTCATCCACCTTTTTTATGTTATATGGTGGGTACTTAGGTATCTCAAACTGAGATAAAGATGATAGTTGGTCAAATATATTATCAAAACCTACTGTCAAATTTCTAAATGGGTCAAAAGTTGTTAAATTATTCATATTATTTCTCTCCTTTATTAAGCGAGTTATTAAAATGAGATGCTCATTAAGCCATCTCGGTTTGTGAAACCCCCCAGTTAAGGGGGGTTAGGGGGTTACTATTAAGTTCCCGGTACTACAAACGCAACACCAGCATCATTACGAAGTTCTGCAACTCCATAAATAGTATCTGAAGTGAATAAATCACCAAGATATTCCTGCTTATATTGTGTTTGGCTACGCACACCAACTTGCTCTGCTAGAACTAGAGCATCTTTGTGTAGTAGGCATCCAACTCTATCAGTTGCTGTATCAGCAGTTGTAGTAGTTGGGCAGTTAGTAGAAACCAATACATCTATACCATAGATTTGCCCAATCTTACCTGTCTTAATTGCATCGCCAGAACCAATATATGCTTGTTCTGTGAAGCGAGCAAGTGCTAACAAATCGCTACTAACGATTGGTGGAATAATCAAAGAACGATTATCCATTGGTACATTTGCATTGTCTAGTCTTAATATCAATGCCCTAAGACCTGCATCAGTTATGTCTGCTGCATTACTGGAGTTACCAGTATACAAAGTAGTACCAGTTGAACCGATATAGGCTGTTTCCCAAGCATTTGCGTCATCGCCACCTGCTGTTCCGCCCTGTAGAGCTTCCCATAAGGTAACTAAATCATCATCTACTTGTGTGGCTAAAGCATAGCCAGCATCGTCAGTATAAAACTTCCTCATGCTTGCGAGTGCTTGTACCTCTGCGATATCCTCAATTAATTTTGAGTATTCGTAGTGTTTATCAATAGATACATTTATGACACTATTTGTAGCTGCCGATAATGTAACCTGTGTGTTTGCTGCTTTAGCACTAGCTGAACCTCTCGCTGGAACTGGGATATGTATCGTATCTCCCTTTTTTCCCTTATGGTTTAGTCTAGTAACTACATTAGCAACCACTAAGTTCGCCTTGTATGCACCAATAACTTCATCTGACCAGAGTTCTGGGATGAAGTTACCAGCGATAGTAGTCGTTACTTGGTTTGTTCCTAAAGCCATGTTACTTCTCCTTATAAATGGATATTATTTAACCCTGCCCTCCGCATAAGCCGAATGAATTTCATCAGACAAAGATGCGTATCGGTTAGGGTCACTTACCTGCAAGTTGATTAGATCAGCTCGCCTGTAAATTTTCTTGCCACCTACGGAATCTCCCGATGACCGAGTTTCAGAACTTGTTTTCTTCATTGCCTTCTGAATTTTAGTCTTTTCTCCAGCTTTTGCCTCTTGGGTTTTCTTAGACATTTCTGTCGAGGAATACCAATCAAAGAGTTCAATCGCCAAATCCGACCTATATTCAGTATCAGCCAAACGAAACATTTCTGTCCTCGCTGCACTATCACCGATAAATTTTTGGAAAGCAGAATCTTGAACAGTTTCTTGCCAATCGGGATAAGCCTTATCTAAGGCATCCAAATTATGCTTTTGCATATTACCCATTCTCTCTTCCCTCGCCTTTATAACATCTGGGTGGTTTTCTATTGCTTGATTCACAGCGTTAACTGGATCATTAAAGAAGTTATCCTCCTGTGCTACAGGTTCTTCTGGTGGAGCAGCTTCCGTTGCTTTATTTTGTGCATCTACCAGACTTTGAATTAACTTGCGTTGCTCTCCGACTTCATTGGATTGCTTGCTCATTAATTTTTCAGACTGTTGATGCATTTCAATAACCTCCTGCATCGATTTACCTGCATACTTGTCTGGAATCTCGAATTCTGGTTGTTGAGGTTCTCCCTCTGCCAAAACTTCTTCTGTTGATTCTGGATTTTCTGTTATTGGTTCACCTGCTTGAGGTGCTACATCTACTACTATACTCATGGTTTTCTCCGCCCACTTGGGGTTATGAAGTTATATTATGTTGGAGTCTGATCTACAGATTCTTCCAACGCTAGGTTTGTTGCTGACTGTAAACTTAGAATTAAATTTATAATCAACAACTGACCCTTGGCGTGCCAAAGGTCTTGCTCAGAGTTCATAGTGTCGATATTTCCAGCACTATTCTCTAAATTCTTAAAATCTTCTATTAAATCTCGCCATCCCTCAGTTTCCATCATGGAAAGCCTATCTTCTAGGAACTCTATATCAGGTTTTGGCATAAATTACTGTATTGTATTTATTACTGACTTAGTTCCAGCCTCTCTGGCTTTCGCTAAGTTTAAAATTGTTTCTGATTTCAGATGTTCTACTTCTGGAATATTTCTTGCAGTTTCTGACCGCATATTCTCGATGTCTGCAATGGTTTTCTCAACCGATGCCGCATCTTTTTGAAGTTTAAGTATCTTTTCTTGTATTTGTAATTCATTGGGTTGATCACTCATAGCTTCAGCCTGCCATTTGATTGCTTTGGCTTCTTCTTCCTTGGCTTCAGCAAGAGTTTTCTGTACATTCGCTTGAAGTTGTTGCATCTCAAGTTCCATACCCATCTGTTGCATCTGTTCTTGTTGTTCGTCAGGCTGATTACCTTGCATTAGAGCATTGACAATCTGATCTCTGTTATGGATGCTTGAATTCTGGAACAATGCCAATAGAATAACATCGAAAGCAGGTGAATCCTGTGGTATGGTTTGCAACATCTGTACCATTTGAGTCATTTCCAACTCTTTTGCCATGATTCCCATAGTGGAATAAGGCACGAATTTGTAATCTGACACAGGATATCTATCTACATCGAACTGTATCTTCCTCCACATAGCCTTATTAATAAGTGGAATGAGGAATGTATTCTGGAAATTCATTAATGTTCGTTTTTGTCGCTTAATTGCAGCACTTTGTAGCATCGACATACCACTAGCTGTTTCATTTCCTGCTTGGGCCTGGTCATTACTACCTGTACCCATCTGAATCATATTTTGGAGAGATGCGACCTGGTTGAATGTATTTTGATCTGTTGTACCCATGTCTAAAGGCATGATTGCCTCTCTTGGAGAACCATTGGTCAGGACAGTTTTACCAGCTCGCACCTCGAACTTTACGCCCCTTGGCAATCTAGTGGCATCTGCAGCCATCATAGGTGTTGTTGTGAGTGCCAAAGAGTCAATTCTTGCTCTCATTTCAGCATCAAGGGCCTTTTGGGGGTTGTATCCTTTCTCACACACACCCCGACCCCAGAATTTATTGGGAACTATGTCATGTTGATAGGAAATAAAAGGTCTATCAACCATCATAAAGGCATTTTCCTCTACTCTGAGGATATATTCGTCATTACACATGGTAACAACCGCCTCTACTAGCTCATCTTTCTTCTTATACTCGAAATCATCCTTGTCAGCATTCTTTTTAAGGAATCTTTTAGGTACTTTACCCCAATATTCGCATATTTTGACCGAATCGGACTCATCTGCCTGTTTGATTTCGGGATCATAGCCGAATTTAACAGTATCATAGTCACCATCAAGGGGTACATCTCTATAAATACCACTCTGGATGCCCTCTACCACATGGTATCTAGGTTTAATTACTTCGTGAGCAACCCCCAGAGCATCGTTGATTGAGTTCGCTGATGGGTCAATCAAGAATTCTTTGGGGGAAATCGGCTCAACATGAACATCTATTGATGGATATTCGACTATTGTGCGTGTAGTAGCCATTGTGCCGTCAATAGGTGCTTCTGAGGGTGCTCTTTCTATGCTTTGTTTGACAACAATCTTACCAATTCCCGTTCCATAGATCGCACCATTGAGAAAAACCTCACAAATAGCATCTTTTACGCCAGTTTTCTCTAGGTCTTCTTGTAATAAGTTACGCACATATTCTGCATCGCTTGGGTCTTCATCAAGCATATCATCCTTGATATCGAACCATTTTCCTCGCCCAAATGTTGCTTCTTCTAGCTCTGCAACGCTTGATTCTACCGCTTGTTGTAGGGCAGGAGCAATAAGCCTGGATCTTTCGGTTTGTCTAGTTTTATCTTCAGCAGACCAGATACCACGCCAAAGACGATAGTATTCATCCCACATCGGGATATAGTTTATATTTCTATGTGTTCTCCAGCTTTCAAGTCTATAAGACAGCCAACTTGCTAGAGCTTGGTATTGATTCTCTTTGTCCATAGTTACTTTCTTCGTCTACCTCTTAATTTTCTTAATAATTTAGACTTGTCTGATACAGCACCAAAAGTCATTCTAGCTACAGATAAATTACTTAATATTCTAAAATCTTTATCAGACCTAGCACCTTTTATTTTTCTTGGCATCTCTTCTCCTTAATAATCATGGTTCATAGTTTTCTCCAAATTCCGTGCGAGTATAACAGATTATTCACTTAGATGCAAGTGATAATCATTCTCATTTAGTGATATGAGGTATTAATTTGCTCTACTTCAACCGCCCCATCACGCAACATCTTACAAATACTTAAATCAACTGCCTCTCCAAACTCCTTGTTTGGTAGCTGATCTTCTGATGTTAAATCAGTTATAATTTGACACGCAAGCACATAACGATGCATTAGTGTGTCTTGATCATTACTAAAAGCGATAAGGTCTTCCATTTCCTCTAAATCTAAATCTTCATTTAGATATTTATTAATATCCAGCGACATTGTCTAGGGGCCTCCATTCGTCTGATAATTCTATTGAGTGGGCGAAGTCCGCCACCGAAACCTGGTCTATGTAGGCTAAACTATCTAATAAATCGTCATGTGCCAAGTGGTTCGGGAAATCTAGCAATTGTGACTTAAAATCCCTCCAATCCTTATCTGGGTTGAACGAGATTTGCCCATGCTCCATTCTTCCTTGCAGCGACCAAGTAATTCTCTCTGTTTTCTTCTTGCCACCATGGCGTAACTCAACAATGGTTACCCATCGACCCTCAGTACGCATTTCATCTTCCAAATAGGGTAAGATTGCGTTTCTCAGAGAGCCAGTTTCAATTCCTACTGTAGCAGATTCAACTTTAATCGCACTATGAAGAATCTTTTTAGCAGTTTCCTTGATATTCCACCTGCCGTGGAGGATATCCTTCACCCACCACTTATCTCTATCTATCTTCACGATCGCAATAGCCGTTTCATCCAGCCTGGATCGTTTTAAATTCCGTTCTTTCTCTATCGCCTCAAATCCAGCAGGGTCGATAGCAATTACATAATGCCCCTCTTCTGGTTCTTCATCTACCTTAAACCATTCTTCCTTGAAGATACCTCCAGAAAAGGATTCAAACGATGCCTCGAATTCTTGTCTGAACGACATAGAGGACATTGTTTTACTTGCAGCCTTTATCTCTTTTTCTGGGATAAAGGGATTATCTATCGAGGTGAATTGAAAGGCTTCCCAATCATCATCTTCAAAGGCATCGTTATACAGGTCAAAGAAGTGATTCTTGCCTGCGGGCGTGCCAATAAAAAGTGCACCACCTTGCACATCTGAAAGCGTGGGCCTTATAATCTGTTCCCATACCTGTGGTTTCATGTTTGCATATTCATCTAGCACACAATATGCAAGTCCAACACCACGAAGCGTATTAGGCCGATCACTTCCCTTGAGATATATCTTCCTGCCGTTAATAAGAGTTAATACAGCAGTATTCTCGTGGGCAGCAACAATCAAATCCTTACCTAAGTCCTTTAACATCCCCCACATAATGTCTTTAGCTTGCTGAAATGTCGGGCCAACATAGAAAACATCCTTACTTTCAGACTGAATAGCGTTAATCAATAATAACCACGCAGATAGATAAGACTTTCCAAACCTTCTGCCAGCAGCAACAATCTTAAACCTTTTCTCGGAATTGAATATCTGCAACTGAGCAGGGTGTAGATCAATGTTTAATTCAGCCATCTGCAGCTACATTAACGATTACTTCATCCTCATTCTTTTGTTTTGGATTCACAAGCTTCTCTTTCGGGGTCTTGTTGATTTGTTCTTTAATTGATTCTATAGAGGATACATTAATAATCACCTGGGCATCGTTTCTATTCTTATGAGGATCAACCGCTTTCTGTACAGGTAATATCCGATCAATACACATTTTAAGGCAATGAACATCGCCCTCCATAGCCTTGTCAATGACCTTTTGTACAACCTCTGGGCCTTTAGAAGACATTATCTCTCTGGAAAGAGCGGTAAACTTATTAACAGAACCCTTCTCTCTACCCTTGGGATTCAAGGCTGGCATTCCTTTATAGAAGTTGGGATTACCCCGCTTCTTTGGTTTTTCTTCCATTTTTAATCCCCGAAAGGTGACATAGGTGGACTAGGTGGTAGTCTTTCTGCTTTTTCCTCGGTCTTTCCAATAACCACACCACTTTCTACTTTTTCAAAGCTAGAACCTAGTTCTTTTTTATATACATTCTCCATTACCCCTTCTGGTGTATCATCATCACCGAATAATCTTATATATTCAGAATCTTCATATAATTTAATTGTATCTAGCTTACTCATATATCCTCTTAAATGCGAATGATTCTTATTCGCGTATTATAACACATTAATAGATTGAATTTCAGTTTTTTTTGAAATTGCGTTTTTTGTGTCTGGGAGGTAGAACACTATAAAAAATAAAAAGTTAGTGGGGATGGCCCCTCTTTTGATCCAGGATCACAAAATGTTCTTGCCAGGAAAAAAACATATATATGATATCATCTAATAGAATACATATATATGATTACTGATAAATACTTGATTAAATTACTTGGTTATTACTAGCAGCATGATATAAAGATCCTAAAAGATCCTAAAAAAATAGAATAAATAATGCCAGATTTTAATAATTATTATTGAATTATTGATAAATGAAATATAAAAATAAAAATACAGGGTAATAGATCCAGGGTGAATTAATTTATCTTTATCTTTTTTAATATCCTTGATCTTTTTTAATATCTTTATTACTATTTAATACTTTATTAATCACCATGTTGATGATAATTAATTCTTTATAGTATTGATTATCTACAAGGGTAGTTATTAAATGCTTTAAATTTTACAATTAAGCGTGTTTAATTTTTTAGATAGCACTTATTATAGATATAAAAAAAACGCACGTTTAATAGTGCGTTTTGTTGTTAGAAAATACATTCGATTTTATTCTATTTTGCTACTAGATGCAATACCTTTACAGATAAAAAAAATCCCCAAATTAATGGGGATTAATTTTATTATTAAAAAGTACTAATTTAATCTTAAAAAACCTATTTCGGATTTGTCAACTGGATTTGTATATATGCCAGTTCGACCTTTTAAGCATCTATTACCTTTATAATGTTTTAATTGATATACACTTGATACAAAACAAAGTAAATCATTGTATAAACCCGTTGGTATTTTAGTATTAAAAATGATTTTGACATTATCGCCTTTAGCATGATTGCTTTTATATGCTATTTTGACACTATCAAAATATAAGCATTTATTTTTAACATTAAAATGTTTAGATTTATACTTACCATTATTTAAAAAAGTTTTTATGATTTTTATGTGTTGTTTTTTCATTTTGTTACCTCTTTTATAGTTGTCAATATTGACATTGTTAAAAATACCATAAAACTATATAAAAATCAAATAAAAAAAAAATGCCCAAATTAATGGGCATTAATTGATCAACTACTATTGACTATTTAAATAGATAAAAATAACAAAATAAAGTAATTAAAACGCTTAAAGATAAAAAACTAAAAATTAAAAAAATTGCTATTATTAAATTGATAAAATTTTCCATAATATCCCCTGTTAATTTAAAAAAAACGCATTACCGTTTATCATGTAATTATAATCATCTAAACTTGACACTAGACCGTCAAAATCTTCATCCTTTCCCATGATATCGGCTATAGCATAAACGCCAGATATATCAATATCAAAACGCTCTGATAAACTTATAAAATAATCATGCCTATTTTTATAACCATAGTCTATATATATATTTTTTTTTGTACTCATAATATTATTATCCTTTAGTGGTTTAAATAACTAACATTTTTAATAGAACTATTCCAACACATAACACAAGCACCACATTTTCCAAAATTGTTATAAGCCTTACAAGTTGCATTATCTTTTTTACTAACTACAGTACTTGTATTTTTATATTTTGGTTGATTACCATCTATAAAACTACCCGACAATCTAATAATTAAATTTTTAGGTATGGCGTTTTTATAGTTCTGTATTAAATTACTTTCTTTAGTGGGTAACCAATGTTTTACATTTGGCGTTAATTTTGCAATTTCAACTATTTTATTTAAATGGTTTAGACTTTGTATATCCCCTGAATCATGCCAACGAAATAAACCTGTATCAACAACCTTTTTTTGATTATGCATTATATAAACCATAGCATTAACCCAATTAATATCATTAATGCTATTTAATCGTTTTTTCATAACAGGCTCGATATTTTTAGCATATCGAATATAGTTACCTTTCAAAGCGTAACAATTAGAACAAACTGTATCTTTTATTAATCGTAATTTTGACCCTGTAATACATTTTTTTGCACTAATTGAATAACTGATAGTTGGCATTTTAGACGTAACTGTATAACCATTAATTATTTTAGTGGCTTGTTTTAATGTTTTAATCGGGATTGTAAGATTATTTTGTAGTTTCATTTTTTTACCTCTTTGTTTTTTATATATTCTTTTTTAACATTTTCTAATATTTTGGAATTATCGACAATATTATTAATGTTGTTTATCTCTTCTTTTATATAGTCAAAGATTCTAGACCAAATATACGGGTCAACACATCTAGTTTGATTTAATTTTCTTTCAACAAACTGATGCAAAAAAGTTAGTAAAAATATTTTTTCTGGCTTATCTAGTTTTTGATAGTTTTTTATTTTGTTTTTAGTCATTTTTAAATATCCTTTTTAAGTTGTCAAAATTGACATTGTTATTTTATAGTAAAAATTATCCAAAATGCAAAAAGTATATACCCTGTAATTACTAATTAATTTATTATATTTTGACTATGAAAAAATATTACTTATTAAATCTCAAAAAATATATTTTAAAAAATAAAATTTTAATTTCAAAATTTCAATTTTGCCGCCAGGATCTACCAGGATCTTAATAGTCGTTTGTACGAATAGTCCATACACGACCTAAAAGACCTAAATAGCCTAAATAACCTAAATAGCCTAAATAGTCTAAACACGATTTCCCCTAAATACATTAAATCTTCCATTCTCTGGCAGATTTTTGTTTTGCCCACCCCTAATATCTCTTTCAGATAATCTCTGCTTTTGAAAATAAACCGAAATATTCTACACTTTCATATCACTTACTATATAATATAGTCACCAACAAAACTTGTTGGCAATATAAAGAGGAAAATAAAATGAAAACACAATACGGAAAAATAGAAACAATGTCAAAAGGCAACATCCAGAAAATTAGATCAATGATTGAGGATTCATTGTTTGTCATTATGGAAGACCATGGACTAAAGTTTGAGTTGGGCAATGGAAGTTACGATTCCGACTCTGTAAAATTTAACGGCTTTAGAATCTCTTTGGCCGATTCTTTAAATCCAGAAGAGAAAGCACTTGAAAGTGTTATATCAACACATAAGTATGCAGAACACTTAGTGACTCTCGATAAATCAAAAATAGGCACAGAAAGAGGTCAACAATTTCAACTAGTTGGTTATAAAACTCGTGCCAGAAAAAGACCTTTTGTTATTCAAGATGTAAAAACAGGCCAGAGATTTGTCACTACTGAACAGAGTGTTTTAAGAATGTTTGGGGAGGACAAGTAATGGCCAGAATTGAAGTTCTAAAAGACTTAGAAGAACTAAAAAGACTTGGAGTTGATACAAGTAAAACAATTTCAAGAGTCAAGAGTGGGGATTTTGATGAGGACATTGAACTTTATGATGATTGTATGATGAAGACTAGCGAAATCTCTGATTTATTAAGAAATTTAACTGGGGAATAATTATGAATATTGTTGAAAAATTATGGAAAGTTGTTTTAAGAAATAAAAATAAAAGTAATGGCATTGTGAATTTTAATTTAATCGCATCAGAAGGAAAATGGACAAGTCCACCTTGTGATATGTGTATTGATGATATGTTTAATGTTATTTATTGGATCGAAACTAACCATACCAAAAGAACAATTAAGAAAAATTTTGGTAGTATTGATTTGTATTCACAACTCGAAACTCATTTAGAGGAGCAGATTTATGATTAGAACAAAGGGCATAAATGTATGTAGTGCTTTTGATGGAATTTCTGGGGCACAAGTTGCCCTAGAATATTTGGGAATCCCAGTTGATAATTACTACAGTTTAGAAACGGATAAATATGCAATTTCCGTTACACAAAAAAACTATCCCGAAACTATTCAGTTGGGTGACATTAGAAATGTAAGTGGTGACCAGATGCCAAAGATTGATTTGTTTGTTGGTGGTTTTCCTTGCCAAGATTTATCTTTTGCAGGTCACCAAAAAGGATTTCAAGAGGGCACTCGATCTTCTCTATTCTTTGAATTTCTAAGACTTCTTGACGAGATCAAGCCAACCTACTTCTTGGTAGAAAATACTTTAATGAAGAAAGAATACCAAGACATCATTAGCGAGAAACTTGGTGTTCAACCTATTATGATCAATAGCAATCTTGTAAGTGGTCAAGAGAGGAAGAGAAATTATTGGACTAACATACCCGAAGTCGGTCAACCCGAAGACTTGGGTATTATGTTGTCTGATTGTCTTGAATCTCAAACTGGCGAGATTCTCTATGAAGAGCCATATGTTAAATTAAATGGCAAGACCAAGGGTTGTGTCGGTTATGTCGGAAATTCCCCCAAACAGGCCACTAGAATCTATTCAGTTGATGGAAAATCCCAATGTATTACGGCATTGGGTGGTGGTCAAGGTGCTAAAACAGGATTGTATGCCATACCAGAGTTTGTTGATCGTGATAAATCTTATTGCATTGATGCAAATTACTTTAAAGGTGGTAACTTAAAATCCTATTTTGAAAAAAGAAGAAGACAGTTAGTTTTCACTAACGATGAGAAAACCACTTATCGCAAATTGACACCGACTGAATGCGAGTGTCTTCAAACATTCCCAAAAGGATATACCGAGGGAATATCGAATACGCAAAGGTACAAGGCTTTAGGCAATTCTTTCAATGCTTTAACGATTGCAAGTATCCTAGCACCCTCTCGTTACCATTTTGAGATGGCCGTAGCATCTTATACCAAAAGCGTATAATGTTTAACTATAAAGAGGAGTAAAAAATGAATACAGAACTTTTACAATCACAACTTAATCAACACTATGACAATGAAGAGGTTGGCGAAAGTGCCTTTGAATTGTTTGAGTTTGAGGTCGCATCTGACCTTGGCAACCTAACCAAGAAACAAAGATCAATACTTGACAATCTCACAACTTTCGACTTTGAGGCTATTGTTTGGTTTATCCAAAGGTGTGAAAAGCTTTCAATGAATTTCCAACACAATGACATGGAATATGACTTCGATGAATATGTGGCAGAAACCATTGGGGATGCATTAGTCGTTTGCAAAAAGTGGGATAAGGAAAAAAATTCACAAAAAGGAGGAAACTAAAGTGGCTAAACATGACATAAATGGTGTTAAGTTTTCATACGAAAACAAGGATGTATTGGTCTTCCCAGAAGTGGAAGAGCCAAGCGAGAAAGATTATCTTAATTCAATCAAAGAAACTGCAACAGGATTACTTGATGATTTAGCAGGGATTGTTGAGTTGGGTAAAGGGATGAATAAAGAAAAAATCAATTATTCATTTAAAAGTATTTTTAACGAGGAGAATAAACAATGAGTACTAAAAGTCAAACCCTAAACAATCTATATAAGAAATATGGATTAGAACAGGAAGATACATTTAAACACGCACACTATACTATTCTCACTAGAAGTGGTATTGAGAAAGTCCAGAGGGGATGTAATATCCAAGTCACCTACGAAGTTATAAAATGCGAACCAGAGTTTGCTTGTGTTAAAGCAACTGGCACTATGGGTGATGCAGTAATAGAAACCTTTGGGTCTGCTAAGAGAGGTAAAGTTCCAACAACTAAGGGCGATGGTAATACGAGTTCTTGGTATGTTATGGAAATTACTGAAAAGAGAGCAATGTCTAGATGTGTTCTCAAACTTGCAGGTCTGTACGAGCTTGGACATATGGGGGAAGACGAGTCAGAAGACTTTAAACCACCTACTCGCTCTCAACAAATCGGTTTAGAGGTTAAGAGATTGTGCGATGAGTTGAAAGATAACTCTTGCTCTATGGATAGAGCCAAGGAAATTGTTACTGAGATGAGAGAGAGGGAGGAAGAGAATCCTAACTCACCTTGGGTGGCAGTAATAGATGTTGCGATTGAACAGTTTGGTGATTTATCTCACCAAGAAACTTGGCATACAAACGATAAATTTTAGGGGGAATAATGACACACTATAAATATCCAGTAATAATGGAAGATGACGATAGTCTAGTGGACTTGGCAAACAACATGGGTATCGAGGACTTATGTAAACTTATCAATATATTCCAAGATAGGATCTGTGTCTTTGATGTAAAGAATAAGATAGTCCATGAACTTCGTGATACGACTGAATATTTCTCTGCCGTTTTAAATGGTGCAGGAATACAACTATCAGTCAATGATGAGGGTGAAGAACATAAAGATGATAATGGAGAATGATATGGCGGTTACAATGATAGAACTACAAAAACTTAAAGCGATTATCTTGGAAAGAGTTATAGAACACTTACAAGAACAGGCTGATAGTGAAAATGAATTTGCTCGTACAGATGCAGAGTTTCTTTTAGGGTTTATAGGTACTTTAATGATAGAAGAATTATTAAAAAACAAGGAAGAACCATGAATATAGAACAAGATAAATTAGATTTGTGGGCAGAAATTAACAGACTTAGGACAGAAATAGAAACATTAACTGACTTACTTAAAACATTAGAGGAAAAAATAAATGTTTTAGTAAGAGATGCCCATTGGCGAAATAACTAATGAAAAAAATGAGGAGGCGTTAAGTGAGTAAAATCAGAAAATCAGCCATACAATATGATGGAGCAGTAAGTTTAGATGGTGAACAATTAGGAGAAAGGTGTGTGCAAGAAGTAGATGATTGTTTCTATGATAAATTTCAATTCTATTACAAAGGTAAACCAGTTAAATTTACAGATATAAAAATTACTGTTTTTGGGGGTTTTGATGAGTAAAATGGGAAATATACATTACCAAGCACAGGAAGATGCCATAAGTGGAATAATGGACAAAAGGTTTTATTTAGATGAATATGGTGATGATGCTTTGGATATTTGGGAAGAATTTAATGGTGAAGAACCTGATGATGATAGAAAACAATCTTCTTTTTGGCTCTCTCAACAACCCCAAACGGACAGGGAAATACAGACTGAACATTGGGCAGATGATAGGCGTATAGACTTCTGATGAAAACTAATAAAAAAACTATCTACAAGGAATTAAAAAAGACTTATGATTCTTTAGATGCCGAAAGGTCGGTTGTAGGTGGTCTGCTTTTAGATCCCTGTTTGGATCGTGTTCTAGGTACTGGCTTGGTATCAGATGATTTCAGTAGTGATAAATTAAGGTATATCTTTAATTGCATTGTAGAGTTGATTGATGCAAAAAAACCTGTTGATGTAATAACTGCAAGAGATTATATTGAATTACAGGAACAACCTAAGAGTAGGTCATGGGCAGTAGATTTTAAGGATCTCGCTTTCTTGACTGAAGATTGTATTGGCACAAGCAATATTGATGTTTATGCACAACATATCCGTACTTGCAGAATTAAAAACGACATTGAGTTACTAAAGTTTAATATTGATTATGACAATTATCAGGTAACTGTTGATGAAATTCAGAAGTTGGAAAACGAGTTACTGGATAAAGATGAAAACTCTATGAGGAATATTGTATCTAAGACAATAGATTATATAGATGATGTCAGCGTTAATGGTACAGGTTTATCGAGTGGTTTTGAGTCTTTAGATGCTCTCACTTCAGGATTTAGGCAGGGATCGTTGAATGTTGTGGCAGGTAGGCCATCAATGGGAAAATCTACACTTGCTCTAAACATAGCAAATCACCTAAGTAGTGCAAAGAATGTACTTTTCTTCTCTCTGGAGATGAGCCAGGTACAGTTAATGCTGAAAATTGTATCAAGCGAAACAAATTTACCCCTACACAAGATTGAAAGAAACCAATTAACTGCAAATGAAGAACAATTCTTCTACGAAAAACTTGCCCATGCAGGTAACAAAAGCATGACTATTATTGATAAGGGTGGATTAAGCGTAAAAGATATTTCTTCAATAGCCAGAAAAATGAATGTGGAGAGAAGTGTTGATGTAATTCTGATTGATTATCTGCAAATTATGAGATATGATAAAGGTCGAGAGATTTCTGAATTAGGAAACATAACAAGGGAGTTAAAATACCTCTCTAAGGAGCTTCAGATACCCGTAATCCTACTTTCTCAGTTGAGTAGGGGGGTAGAGAGCCGAGAGAATAAAAGGCCGTATATGAGCGATTTACGCTCTTCAGGAGAAATTGAACAAGATGCTGATATTGTCATGTTTGTATATCGAGATGAATATTATCATCAGGACACCCCAGACCGAGGGTTGGCAGAATTGATAGTTGCCAAGAACAGAATGGGGCAAATCGGCTTTGTGAAATGCGAGTTTCATGGAGATTATTCTAAATTTAAAGATGTGGAGATTGATATTTATGGACTATCTGATAAGGGCGAACAAGTACACTAGATCAGCAAAGGATTATCCTTGCCAAATGAGGCTAGAGGGGTGTATGCCCGATAGCGAAACTGTGGTTTTTGCACACCTGAATCATGGGGGAATGGGATTAAAGGCATATCCTATACATGGTGCGTATTTATGTTTAAACTGCCATGATATATATGATGGGAGGAAACAAGTGAACCCACCTTATGAACAAGAATTTCTTGAATTGGAAATGCTAAGAGCAGTAATAAATACTCAAAGGTTAATGATAAAAAAGGGTATAATCCCCCTATAGTTTTTAAAAATAAAAATTAGGGCATAACACACAAAACCATGGGCATGGTGGGCATGTTGTGTCCTAATCTTTGTTTAATTTAAAGGAGCAATATATGTTAGATAAAATTATGAAAGGTGCTGATGCATCTATTAATGTAGGTATTAAGTTGATCTCACTTGCAATCGTGCTACAGATTGTATTCGGTCATTCAGTACCTTTTTTGGGTGGCAATGTTATTGGCACGATAATCGGCATAGTTCAACAGTTGGGTTCTGCTGGTTTAGTTGGTTTAATCGCAACACTTATAATTTATCGTCTATTAGATAGCGATATAAGAAAAGAGTTGTCCGATTGACTTTAATTTAGGAGTAATTAGTTATGGAAAAATTCATACAAATGATTAAGAAAAATCGTAGTATGTCTATCTTTGTAGGCATAGTTGTGGTGGTTTTAATATCATCATGGCTAGGACTGTAAAGAAAGGGTACATAATAAACTATACAGATGGGTGGGATAAAAAAAAACAAAATCCCACCTTTAATCTCAAAAAATTTATTAAAGAAAACCAACCCAAATCCCGACCACTATGGAAAAGGGATTGGAGCAAGTGAGCCATAAAAAGCCACATCCCATTAGGAACAAACTACAACACGCAGTAAGACATAGTATGTTGTGGCATCCTAGAATAATTATCAACAAGAAGAAAGAAAGTAAAAAAAGAGGATTGTGGTTTAAAAGTGGATAAGAACTCACTCTATTATATTAACGAACCAACCTGTATCAGTTTTTCTGGGGGTCGAACTTCTGCGTTCATGCTACATAAGGTACTTGAGGCACATGATGGTGACTTACCAGAGTTCGCTAAAATAACTTTCGCTAACACAGGTAAAGAAATGCCCCAGACATTAGATTTTGTTCGTGATTGTGGTAAGAACTGGGGGGTTGACATTGCTTGGCTTGAAAGATTTTCAAGGAAGTCAAGAGAGGATGAGAAAAACAAATTTACCTTTAAGACAAAAATTGTTAATTATGAATCTGCCAGTAGGAATGGTGAACCATTTGCACAACTGATTAAAACAATGGAATATGCTCCAAATCCTGTAGCAAGATATTGTACGAAATTGCTAAAAATAGATGCTATAAGTGATTATATAGTTAATGAATGTGGTTTTGAAAAACCTTACACAGCACTTATTGGAATAAGAGGGGATGAACAAAGACGAGCGGTAAAAATGAATGGCACAATCGAGGGTGGTCAAGAGAGATATTTACCACTTTGGCTTGATGGTGTAACCGCTAAAGATGTTGGGGGGTTTTGGAGTAATAACGATTTTGATTTAAACCTACCCAATAACAACGGAGTAACTGATTGGGGTAATTGCGACTTGTGTTTCTTAAAGGGTACTAGCAAAAAACAAAGTATCATTAGAGAACGACCAGAACTGGCAGATTGGTGGATTGAGCAAGAGGATAGTTTAAAAGGAAATGGTACTGGCTCTTATTTTCGCAAAGACACACCTAGTTATAAAACTATGAAAACAATAGCACTTGAACAAACAAGTATTTTTGATGACCTTTATATTGATGAAACTATCCCTTGTTTTTGTGGTGAGTAAAATGAAATTATATTCTATATCATTAATACTACTGCTACTACTAGCAGGATGTAGTGAGTTCGAGGTTATGATGGAAGAGCGTAATAAACAATTAAACTGTTCACCCTCATACGAAACTTT